ACGAAATAATTAATTTCAAATAATGAAAACAAAATATTCAAATCTAACTGAAAAAAGAAAAAATAATATTTTGGAAAAAATACGCAAAACCGGAATGTCTATAAAAGACGCGGCGGACGTTTGCAATGTTACAACGTCAACGATTAACAAAATATTCACGGAACGTTTCGGATCACGTGAACGAAAAATTATGGAATTAAAATCACAAATGGAAAATCAATTTAATAAATTAAAACAATAATGGAAAAACAAAAAATTTTTATGAATGGAATTTTCGTCCGCGAAAAAACATTTGACAACGGCGGTTCAATTTTAAACGTGGATATTATTAACGTGGACGACTTCACGAAGCAATTAAACGAACACAAAAAAAGTGACGGCAAAATTACATTGGAAATAAAATCACGACGCGAGAAGGGCGAAAACGGATTGACGCATTATGTCGAAGTTTCACAATTCGTTCCGGCAATAAAAACAAGCACACCAAGCGGAAAATTTGAAACGGGCGACGATATGCCATTTTAAATAAAAGTTTTTTGTATGTTTGCAAATAAAGTTTAACCAAAAAAAACCATTATGACACAAAAACAAACCAAGGAAACACGCCAATTTTTAGGGATTTGGATTCCACGCGAAATTTATTTGAACAAAAATTTAAGTTGGACGGATAAAATTTTGGTTGTTGAAATTCATTCTTTAGATAATGAACGCGGGTGTTTTGCGTCCAACGATTATTTCGCCGAATTTTTAGGTGTTACAAAAACAACTATTTCAACGTCAGTTTCTAAACTGAAAAAACTTGGGTTCATTGAACAAGTTTCGTTTGACGGACGCACACGCATTTTAAAGGCAGCAATTAAAAATTCCAATAGTCAGAGTTTAAATAAATTTAAAGGCAGACACACGGAAAATTTAATACATAATAAAACAAGTAATAAAACATCTATTAAAACAATTAATAAATCCAATATCGATTTGCGAAAATTAAAATTTATTAATGACGTTTCATTATTAAACGAATCAGTTGAAACACAAAATGATTTTGTTATGTATTGGACGGAATCGACGAATTCAAAAAGCAATCCAAAAATGAAATGGGAATTGGAAAAAACGTTTTCAATTGAAATGCGATTGGCGCGTTGGAAATCAAATGAAATTAAATGGAATAAAAAAAGAAATGGAAATTCTATTAATAACGTCAGCAAAACGAAACAAAACATTAACACGTGGCAAGACGCCCGAAATATGTTGGACGACTTAAATTTACAAAAATGATAATAAAAGATATTGAATTAAAAACATTGCGTGAAAATTGCGTTGACTTAATGGCGCAAACATATTTGGAATTAGGACAACGCCCAAACAAAGAAGACGTCGTTTCTTTTGCTTTAATTTTAAGCGCCGATTTAAAGTTGGATTTTCCAAATTTAAGTTTTGAAGACATCAAACAAAGTTTTCGTCAAGGAATTCGAAATGGTAAAGAATTCCATTTGAACGTTCAAAATTATTATAAATGGATAAATGAACACCGACAAATCATTTGGGATAACGAATCAAAAGAACCACAACAAAGGGATAAGCGTTTGCAATATCGAAGCCGTTACGGAGTTGGAACGAAAACAATTGGCAATGAAATTAAAAAAATAATATAGTGGCGCAAAACGAATTGAAAATTCAAATTGCCGTTGTTAATTGGATCAAATGGAATTTTCCGGAAATGCTTTATTGCGCGTCGGCGGGCGGAATGCGAACGTCTTTATCAGTTGCAAAGAAAATGAAGGCGTCCGGCTATGTAAAAGGGTTTCCGGATTTACAAATTATTCACCCAACAATGAAACACCACGGAATGTTTATTGAATTGAAGGCCGATAAAACGTGTTATGCGTCAAAAGAACAAAAGGAATGGATAAAAAAACTAAATGATCGCGGTTATTATGCCGTCGTTTGTAAGGGTTTCGACGAATCTATTGATCAAATCACGGAATATTTAAACGAAAACGTTTAATTTTTAACCTAGTAAATGAAAAAAAGTTAAAATAAATGAAAGTTTTTTTGATTTTATGGTTGTGGATTCAAAATTTAATCTATCTTTACACCAAGTTAAGACACAAAGTTTTAACGCAAACCAAAAAAAACCAAATCAAAATGTTAGAATCTACAAAAAACACAATCGCAAACGAAGTAAGATCAACAATCAATGCTTTAAGATCATACGCAATAGAAGACACAACAATTGCAAAGGAAAACGGGTGTATGTCAGTAACGGGAACGGAACACGGGTGTATGGACATAACATTTGACAATGGAATGTTTAATTGTGTTGCTCGTAAAAATTACACGGAATTAACTACTTTATTATCTAACGGATCGGAAAATGAAATGATCGCGTTATTAATGACATCTTATGTAATAGAAGCATAAAAAAAATAAATGAAACTTTTTTTGATTTCATAGTGTTGGAATCAAAAATTGTTTTATCTTTACACCATAATTGAAACACTAAGTTTCAATAAAACCAAAAAAAACCAAATAAAATGTCAAATTTAAACATCAAAAAATTAGCAAAGCAAACGGAATTAAATTCAATCGAATTTTTAATTAAATTAATACCGGTTAAAATCAATGACGAAAACCCTTATAATGGCGTTAGTCATTCAGTTGAAGACGTGAATTTAATTTATAATAATTTAGGTTATTTTTATACTTGGAATTCAAATCAAATGATTGAAAGTTTAAATTACTTTAAAGCAAAAAACAAATAAAAAAAACGGCGGGTGAAATTCCCGCCATTTTATAAACCAAAAAAAACCAAATAAAATGTCAGAATTTACACAACAATTAAAAAACAAAGAACATAGCAAAAGAATTAGAGGTTGCGATATTCGTAAAAATCAATTCACTATTTTTACAAATCAATTGCAAAAAGAATTATTTTCTTCAATTAACGATCGTAATTTAAAAGCGGCTAAAAATACATTGGCTGCAATCAATCAAATTATTAATGAAGAAATAAAAAGCAAATAAATTATGTCCGAATTTAAACAACAATTAAAAGACAATGACGGATCACACGAAATTGAAGTTGACAACTTAACAATTGACAACGAAACGTGCGCGATTTACTACTTTAAAGACACGGACGCAATCCAAATAATCTTTTGGTGTGAACACTACGGCGACGAAAAAAAGTTTATTAAAACGCACAAATTTCAATCGTTTAAAGAATATGCAGAATCAAACGATTATTTAATGTCAACAACCGATCATTGGGATTATGAAACGGAATCAGTTTTTCAAAAATTCGAACCGCTACAATTTGACGAATGGATTTATGAAGACAACGCGCAAGATTGTTTGGTTGACTTTATGAACGATTCATTGTTAATACACGGCACGGAATACGTCAAACGTTCTTTGTGTGATAGGTTGCAACGTTGGGTTGCTTTAATGATTTATAAATTAAAAAAATAATTGAAATGAATTTTACCACGCACACAAACGAAAACAAAAATATTGATTTTGATTTTATAGGATTGGAAAAATTTATAAAAGTAAATAAAAAAGTTAATGTTTATTCAATAGACGAAACAATTGCAACGGCAATAATTGATTGGGAATTTTATTTTGAAACCCGTTCGTGGGGTGTCAAAGACATTGGCGCGTATGCTACACAAATTAAAAACTTCGAAATTGAAATTGAATATTATGAAAACGAATCAAACGAATTTGAAGGAATAGAAAATGAATTATCTTTAGACATCACGGAATTAATAAAAGATTTTGAAATATTATCCGAACACGTAAACGATAAGTTATTTTGTATAACTAATATTGAAGTCGATTTTGACACAAAACAAATCACAATAAATTTTTAAAAATGGATATTGAAATAATAGATTCAGAATTTCGAAGCGGTGTCGTTTCGTGTTGCTGCAAAAAAGAAATATATTTAGGAACAACGGAATGTTCGGGTTGTTTACGTGACAACGCAAACTTTATGATTAAAGAATTAACCGCGTTTCATAAATATTTAATTGAACAATCCAAAGGGAATAAAGATCCGATTCAATTTTTGATTGAATTATTAAGGGCAATGATTGTTAACGATCAAAACCAAATGGTGTTTGAATTATTAGATTGGGTGGACATTGGCGAAAAACAATACAATCGCGCCGGTTTAAAACGTGCCGCAATTATGTTGTTGGACACAAACATTATTGCAAATGATTTAAGACGCAAGGCAGTAAATAGTATTCCGAGTATAAAACAAATAAATAATAAAAAGAAATAAAAAAATGGATTTTAAAAAATTAAATGCACGTGATCAAATGTTACATATTATAAACGTTGTGTGGACGTCAAGACAAGGCGAACAAATAAAAGCGTGTGAAAAAATGTTGGAAGTTTATATAAAAGAAAATGGAAACGAAAATGTTGGTGTTACTTTTATCGAAGTTGAAATTTCAAGACAAAAAAGGTTGAACGCTTTATTTGCAAAAATGGGTGACGTTCAAAACGCATTGAAAAAAGAAAATGAAGAAAAGGCAAAAACACAAACATTTGCCAAACCTTTGTCGCCGGAAGAATTGAAAGTGCATAACATAAAAAGAATAGAAGGAGAACAAACGAAAATAATGAATAAAAAAATGGGCAATAAATTAAACTAATTATTGCGAAGACACATTGGAAAAACAAACGTAATTTTACAATTCTATGATTGGCGTTCGTTTTGTTTGTTTTTCGAACGTCGGTTTTTTTTGGTTGAGTGGGTGGCGTGGTTGCCGCCCATTCTTTATTTATAAGATTTTTTGTCTTGTTTATTCACCATTTTAAAAGACAAAGCGAACCGAATAAATATTTAATCGGCTCAACATTTTAAACGAATATATTATGGGAAACGATTTTGACAAATATAAATCAAAAGACAATTTCAAAAAATACGAATCATTAAATGATTATTTGTCAGAAGACAAAACAAACGAATTCAGCAATCAAAAGTTTGACAAAGTGATTACGTTAAAAGTCACAAAAGAAACATTCGAAATGTGGGAATTGTTATGTGAAAATTGGGGTGAAGTGTTGGGCTACGAAAACAAATCAAAGATATTTGAATTCGCAATTGTCGAAGCGCTTAACGTTCCAATCAGTTCGTTAGGTGGTTTCAATCACGAAGGGTGGGACATTGATTAAACAATTCTTTATTTTATAAAACAATGTTGAATTAATTTATTACATTTGCGTTGACTAACTAAAAACAAAATGTTACAAAATGGGACAATCTATAAAAAAGGGAATCAAAGAACAAAAGCGAACCGAAATTACAAAGGATCAATTATTAAAACAATTAGAACAAAATATGGGAAACGTAACGTTGGCGTGTCACTTCGGCAATTGTTCACGTTCCACGTTTTATCGTTATTATAATAGCGACAAAGATTTTAAAATTGCGGTTGACGATATTAACGAAATTGCGGTTGACATTTGCGAATCGGAATTATGGAAACAAATTAAGGACGGCAACGTTCCGTGTATTTTATTTTATCTAAAGACAAAAGGAAAATCACGTGGTTATGTTGAACGTCAAGAATTAACCGGTTCGGACGGAACACCTATCAATTGGAATGAAACAAAAACTTACGCATTAAATGAATCTATCATTAAAACAAACGATTGCGATTGATTATCTTGAAGACACACAAACCAACGTTATTTTATACGGCGGCGGTGCGGGTGGCGGAAAATCAATGTTGGGTGCATATTGGGTTTTAAAACAATGTTTGAAATATCCGAACACGCGTTACGTGATAGGACGAAGCCGTTTAAAAAATTTAAAGGAAACAACATTGCGTTCATTATTCGAAGTGGCTGCAATGCAAGGTTTAAAAGCAAATGTCGATTTCACTTATAACGAAACGAAATCATTAATCACAATTCACGAAACACAATCGGAAATAATTTTAAAAGATTTGTTTCATTATCCAAGCGATCCAAATTTTGATTCACTTGGTTCAATGGAAATCACCGGTGCGTTTATTGACGAAGCGAC